TAGCATATACTGCTTTCTGGAAGTTTTCTATATATTTGTCATAATCGGTCTTCTCAGTAGTATTATTCTCATAATTCTTTCCACGATTAGCCTTATAGTCCTCGTAGTATTTCCATCTGAGGACACCAGAACCCTTTCCGTCCCAACACACTATACAGTAGTTGAAATCCTTCCTTCTAAGGACCTCACCTAGTAAACGTATGAAAGTAAATACCGCACCGTACACCTCTCCTCTATCGTTCATTCTCCTATCAACTAGAGATATACGTAGTAGGTTATTCCCGTCAACCAGCAGTGTATACAACCATTTGTTGGTTATAACGTTATTTGCCTCAGCAACTCTTTTCTTTATAGGTTGTCTCATTATCTTTTATTTATTGCAAAGATATATAAAAAAAGTTAAAAATCCAAATTTTTAAGGTATTTATTGTTAAAAATCATATTTTAATGGAAACAAATATAAATAATAATTTCATTGAAGATATAATCAATGAAATGTTTCGTGGAACTAACGAAGCATTATTGTCTGAAATAGATACAGCCGCTATTACTATGGCTAAACAAGACCTCAGCAATAAGTTTGAAAAATATCTCGATGACCCAGAAGCTAAGAAAAGAACACAGAACCTGGCGAAAAACTATGGTGTAAACTTGGATAGGGGAGCTGAGCGTAAAGCATACAAGGACAGCATGCTTGGTGTCACTAACGCTGATGACCCAAATACTGTAGTGCCAAAAGGTTCATATGAGAAAGCAGTTGGCACTATCAGTAGTGAATTAAAAGATGCTCTTAGAGACTACAACATATGGGTAGACCCTAAGACCCCTAAAGAAGTAAGGGCTGAACTTGGTAAGAAATGGGGTGGATTCGCTGGCTTCCAAAGATACAAGGATATTGCAGATAAGATGTCTCTTACCCCTGCTTACGACCAACAACACGCTAAAGAAGCTGGTATTAATGTAGCACCATTTGGAACTAACTATCAGACAGTAGCCCCTAATGGTGAAATGTCTCTTACCCATAAGAAACCTGTATCAACTCCAAAGAAGGTTAACAAATCTGGTGAGGTGGTTAGACCTTTTAAGCCTGCTGACGCTGTTACTGGCTATGATTTCGAGAATCTTGACCTAACTAATGTACCAGACAAGGACATTATAAAGTACTTCAAGACTGGAACTAGAAAAGACCATCCATACGATGAAAAGACTGGTGAGAGAACAAACCCTAACAAGAACAAAACATATGCTGAACTTGCTGACATGGCAGATAAGGGTAACAAGAGGGCAATGTCTGACCTAAAGAACCTGTATTTCAAGGCAATGTTTAATAAATTGCTCAACAGTAAATTCGGTTATGACTTCAAGATGCCTACATCAATGTATACCTATGGTAACGCAAAACTTCCAAACGATACATTGGTAATTAACTTTACCACAGCACACAGATGCCCAGCATGGAACGACTGCCTTGTTGGATATGCCTGCTATGCAAGAGGCTCAGAGCATAACTACGAAGGACTACATAAAAAGAACTCAAACCTTCACCTCATGTGGTCATCAGCTAAACATGACAGTAGCCTTCTTAATGCAATGTTCAACGTCATAAAGATGCACCTTATTAATCCTGGTAATATAGCCACTTCGCTTCTAAATGACCCAAATACACAGGGAAAATGGTTTAAAATACTTGGTGATAAGGAAGCCAATTTTACGCCATTGAACAAGAAGGCCTTAATTGGTATGACCCCTAAGACGCAGAACACGCTTGCAATGCCTGGTAAGAACGAGCCAGAAGAGGATGAAATGCCAACTGAAGGTAGAACGCTTCTAGGACAGGCACTACAGGAGGTTATGGGTGAAGCTGGTAGAAATACTGGTCTTCCTAAAGCACCTAAGAAGCCTAAAGGCGCTAGAGACAATCTCGCTGGACTCATATTCACACATAAGTTCCAGGATTTGTTCGATGAGAAAGATATTGAGGTTATCAAGAATAAACCAAACTCTTTCAGAGCTAAGTTCATAAGGCTCAATGAGGAAGGTGACTTTATCGGACAATGGCTTCTCGATGCATTTGATGAATTTGCTGGAGAATTGAAAGTACTTGGCATCAGTACTGCCGCATATACATGTAGAAATCTTAATTTCACAAAGATACAGAATATAATAATCAACGCTTCCACCATGAACGTTGGTACTGGTGGGGAAGAACCTGGAAACGTTTCAAATGCCATTGCAAGAAGATTCTTTGCTGTAAGTTCTGACCTTTACAACCGTCTTGATGACACATACGTACCAACTGGAAGAAAGATTAACTATATCGTGCCAGACGGTAAAATACCTAAGGATGAATATGATGGAAAGAAGCCTCTAATTCCATTGCACGAAACTGGTGATGGTCTTCATGTTAAATATGACCTAAAACCATTTACAAACAGTGAAGATACAACTAATCCAGAAACGTTCAATGACAGATTCGGCCCTAACGGCTCTACAATTAAACGTAGACTGTACTACAAGTGCCCTTGTGGAAGGCATGGCGACGTTCTTGGCGACAATGGTAAGCCTTTAAAGATGAACTGTTATTTGTGCAGAATGTGCTATGAGCCTAAGAACCAGAATGTTGGTGAGATATATGTACTTGTTGAAGTTCATGGTGAAAACATAGATTCATTTGATATGAACAAAGCAAACCAGAAACGTGGCATAAGCGACAAAATGGCCACATACAGAGAGGCTAAAGCAATATTTGCCAACAGGCTATGCGAGGAGCATAAGCAGGCTGAGGAAAAAGGTCTTGAATTAGTTGGGCAGAACATAATAGAAAGTGTTAAAAACAGATTATCAAAAATAGGTAATAAAGCATTGGACGAGATACAAATGGAGTCCAAAAAATTCAACGACATGGTTAAACTTATAGAAAAAGCAGATAAAAACAGAGGTAATAAAATAATAGATTAATAAAAAAGGGTAGGAAAAGAAATCTTCCTACCCTTAACGTTATCAACAATCAAACAACGATTAGATTTAAAGGTTAATCTAAAAACCAACTCAAACAACGATGCAAAAGTATACAAAAAAAGTGAGATAACCAAATCTATCTCACTTTTTTAATATATTTTAACCAATTACTGATTCTATCTCCTCAAATACGCCGTCATTTCCAGCAAATGTAAGAGTCTTCTTGTTAGGAATCTTACTGAAGTCGCATATTGCGTTGAACTTACTGAACTCTTCAGTACCATCCTTCAATAGTATGAATACTGGAACATTGTTGTCAGATGCAAACCACATCATGTAGAAGTCTCTCTCGCTGTTTGAAGCGATGTCACGAATTCTCTTAATAAGGTTGTCCTCATTCCTGTTACCCATAGATACCTTTGTACACTCACGCTTTCCATTTTTCCTAGTGATTTTTCTAATTTCACAAGGCTCAATGTAGAGTCTGTCATTGTAGATAAGTAGCGCAGAATACTTGGTCTTTCTCCTTCCCCTTGAATTGGCACGGTCTCTGAAGATTAAACTACTATCACACAGACCTATATGTGTCTGGTGAGTTCTTCCTGTTTTACTCAAGTCGGAGTTAGTCAGCTTCTTTACTGATATTCTCCTCTCTGGATTTAATTTTACTCTCATAACTGTCTAAAATCTGTTTAGTTCTTACTTTGAATTTATCATAACACTTATCGCATAACTGGTATACCCAGCCAATAGTCTCTTTGGGTTCTGTTGACTCTCCACATTCCTCGCATATATGTGAGGATTGCTCTAAAGCCTTCATAATGTCCTCCAGAAGCCCGTTCTCATACCTCGATAGGTAGATATTAAGCCTACCGAATTTCTCCTTAACCTGGAGGATTTCTATGGGGTCTGGATTATCCTTGTTTATCTCCTCTACCTTATCGAGTATTGGTTGGTAAAGGTTCTTCCAACCCTTACCACACTCAATACCGAATAATTCATAAGGATGTTTCAATTTATTCATCTGCTTCTTCCTCCGCAAATCTGATGTCTGCCTCACTGATGTTACTAGCACCATTTTCCTCAAGCTTTGTAAGTATATCCTTCACATATACCTTCTTGTATTCATCAAGCTTCTCTGGGCTTAGCAGACCATTGTGTACACATGACATTTCACCCTCATATGTGATATTCCAAGGAGTTGGCAACTGGTTCTTGGTAGTTCTAATCTTGGTAGTGATACCGTAGTTGTAGGTCTGTCCCTTCGCAGTAGCCGTAAGCTTCTTAGTAGCAGCTTTACCAATACCTCCAAGGTGGATAATCAATCTAGCACCATAAAACATAGTCTTGCCACCCTTTAGCTCAATTGAAGGTACACCGCCCATTGAGTTCATGGAGTCATTCCAAATCTTATTCACGCAGAAGAATGTGTTTGTATAAGGTTCACTAATCTTCTTTGATGAAGGAATCCTATTGTTGATAATGTCCTGGAATGCCTGTGAAATAGCACCAGCATCAAACATGTTGTTTCCTGTCTTGCTCTCAAGTGACTTGAATGACTGTATAGAACCGATTGAGTCCCAAATGAAGCAGATTGGCTGCTGAATATCACCTCTGTCCTGTGCATCGAGGATATCAGTTATTGAATAAGCTATGTCCTCAAGAACAGCCTGCTTACGCTTTGTCTTAGACTCCTTACCTGTTGAATAGTCCCTGTTTCCATAGACCTCAGCAAGAATCTTATTATCGTAGTAGATAAACGGTCCATCGTAGTCGATGATTCTATTCTCCATGTGGGTAGTAATCTCTCCAGTCTCTGGGTCAACATCCTCAACCTCAACGTCGCCATAGATAGGTGTAGCCTTCATTCCGCAGTCGATTGCATACTTGAAGTCAAAGTTGTTTTCAGTCTCGTAGATAACTGGTAGTATACCGTTATTGATACATGATGCAATAAGGCAGTTCTTTATGGTTGACTTACCAGTGTTAGACCATCCAGTAACAATTGTTAGGTATCCCTTTGGTATTCCTGGAAGCTTAATAGCATCAGAGAATGCCTCTGGAAGTGGTATAAAATCCATTGGCTTATCCGCTGCCGACATAACAAGGTCAGCATCTGACTTCATCTTCAGACCAAGCTTCTCCTTTATACTGTGAATGTCTGGTCTTTTAAATTCCTTTTTCTTAACTGGTTGTTTCATTCTACTATTTTTTCATTAATTATATCACCTTGGCTAACCAAATAACAATTGGTGCTGCCAACATTATTTATTTCACCATCTGAGATTATATAAAAATCACCAAGATTAGGTACTGAATCATCAGCATATGTCGCTTCTATGACCATTCCAATTTTAATCTGATTTGTTTGGTTCAATCTATATTCAAGAATATCACCTTTTTTATAACGTATCCTATTCATTCTCTTTAGATAGTCTATCCCTTATCTTATTCTTCCAGCACTTTCTGCATATGGACTTGTAGATATCGTTTCCACCTACCATAATCTGTTCTCCCTCAGTGACAATTTCACCATTCTCATCGAACCTTGCATTGATTGATGTCTTTCTCTCACCGCATGGACAAGTTGACTTAATCTCTTCAATTTCGTCAGCTAGTTCAAACAGCCTCTTCGATGCTGGGAACAACTTACTCTGGAAATCAGTTCTGAGTCCAAAGCACATGACATTTATTCCCAAGAAATCAACAACATCTGACAGCTCGTCAATCTGTTTCTCGGTCAAGAACTGGCACTCATCTATGAGCACCCACTTAAGGTTGTGGAATTGCGCCTCCAAGATGTTCCTGTAGTCCTTTATAGCCTTATAGAGGTTAACGTCTGGGTCAACCATCACGCACTTCCTTTCAAGCCCTACACGGGACTTTATAATGCCTTCGCCATCCCTGGTGTCAGCAGATGGCTTAAGGCACATAATATCAAGTCCATTTTCTTCAAAATTGTATGCTGTTGTAAGGAGTCGTAGTGATTTTGCACTATTCATACTCCCATAATAGAAGAAAAGTTTGTTCATTCATAACAATATTTACCTAAATTATTTTAGAATGGCAGGTCTTCAACTTCATCCTCAGTGTCGAACTTAGCACCATCTATAATTCCATCAGTAGCAACATCAGCAGCTTTCTCAGCGTCTGCTATTGCGCCATAGTCCTTTGATGCTGTTGCAGCCTCAGCAAGTTTCTCTTCCTCTGCCTCAGCCTTCAACTTCTCCATGTCTTCCTTGCTGACATACTTGCTAAGTTCTTTGTTAAACACAGGTACTTTGCCCTCTGCCACTATAGCCATGTAGTCATATGGCTTAACGGTATAAACCTCATACCACTTCTTCTCATCGTTAATCCAGCTCTCACCAAGTTCATAGTCCTCTGTGATAGGTGAAGGAATTCCACTGTCAAGAATAAGTGTGGTTGTCTTACCATCAGCACCCTTAGTCAGCGTGATGATAAGGTCAAGTCCGTTATTAACATCATAAATACTGTAGTTATTTCCCTTAGCTGCTGCTGCCTCACTCCTTACCTTTGCAAGGTTTCTAATCTGGTCAAATACTCCTTTTCCCTGCCTGTTGTCTGGGAAAAGCCAGAACTTAACACCGTCTTCCTCATGTCCACGCTCAATACAACGGACAATCCACATGTCCTTTGCCTTATTCAAAAACTCCACATCACCGTACTTCTTCTTGGTTGGTTCGTCAAGTGCCTGGTTCTTAAGCTCCTTTGCCTTGGCAGAAATCTCACAGAATGGACACTTATCACCCATCAGTTTACCATCTACCTTGTTCTTTGTAGGGCACACGAAAGCCTTCCACCCATTAGGTGAAATCTCCTTGTTTACACGAACAGTGTGCATGTGAATCTTTTGGAATGCTGTATTGCTATCTGGGGTGATAGGCAATAATCTGATTGTTAAGGTCTTAGAAGTCTCCTTTTCACCCAATCTTGCTTGTAAATAATTCTTTGTGTCAAACTGAGTCTTCTTAGTTTTTGTTTGTGGCGTATGCATCTCAGCATACTGTCTCTCGACTTCCTCTGCGCTAATATTTGCGCTAAATTTCTTAGTTTCCATAAAAAAAATGTTGTTAAAAAAATTATTACATACATGTCAAAACATGCTTAAAGTTTTCTAATGCAAAGATATATAAAAAAAGTTAAAAAAACAAGTTTTTCCCCAACAATTTTTTAACATTTTTAACTGTTGGGGAAATAATATAGATTATTGAGAATTCCTTATTCTCAATAAATCCTTTTTCAAACCATCTAGATTATATTTTTCATACAGTCTAGCGTTTACCCCTGGTATTCCACCTCTCAAACCTCTAATGGTATAGAATCTGTCTATGGCGTGAATTAAGTTATCTATAACTTCCATACCAAGTTCCGATGGTGGAATATCCTCAATAGGTTCATCCACGATAGGCTTATCAATAGATTCTTGTAGAACTTTGAAGTCCTCTTCTCTAACAATAATCTTCTTCATTACAGTTTAAACATCTTTTCAAGTGTCTGAATGTCATCATCAGCGATGCTAAATGACTTTGATATGTCGGTTGGCGTATCTTCCAAATCCTCGTCAGTAATCGTATACTGGTCTTCAATTGGTTTGTCATTGTCAGCATAAAGCTCGTAGTTGTTTCTCTCCTTCATCTTCTGACTCCAGAATCCGTCTGGTGTTACATTAAATGGGAATGAGTCAAACACACCACGCATATCAAGCTTCTCGGTCTGTGTTGGATTTCTCTTTTCAAACTCAGCCTTTAAGTTCTCAAGCTCACTGTTATTCTGGTCTAGTCTGTCCTGGAATCCCTTGATTGTGTCTATGAGCTTTATTATTCTATCATCTACCTTAGCAAGGTCTCTACCAACCTGGTTCTGCTTAACGTCAAGCTTCTCCTGTGCGGTTGTAAGCCCCTCTATATCTATTGTATCACCATCCATTTCACCATCATCACCAGCAGGCTCTTCACTTCCACGCTGGTCTGCAAATGGGTCTTCGCCAGTATCAGGTCCAATCGGTGCTGATGCGTCTGGCATTGGCTGTCCCATAGCATTTGGGTCAGCTCCCATATCCTGTCCACCCATTGCGTTAGGGTCTCCACCAGCTGCTGCATTAGGGTCTGCACCCATTGCATTAGGGTCAGAACCTGGCATACCTCCTCCCATAGTGTTAGGGTCGCCAGCAGGAGCTCCACCCATTGCGTTAGGGTCTCCACCAGCTGCTGCGTTAGGGTCTTCTTCTCCTTCCTCGTCCATTACGACACCATGAATCATTTCTGGGAATGGTCTACCGTATGAAGCCTCAGCAAGCTGCATGAAGTGCTTGTGTGCCTCATATAGGTTATTTTCCTTAAGATACTTAATATTTGTGTTAGCCATCTTTATATTAATCGTTCAAAAGTTCTTTATTATCCTCTGTCAAGATTGTCTTAGAACTCTCTGTTCTCTCTATCAAACCCTTATCCTTCTTCACTCTCTTGAATGAAGAGGCTGGAGTCTTACCGCCAAGCACTTCCTGTGCCATTGCAATCTTCTCTTCTGTTGTCATAACGGTCTTGTTTTCGTTTATGTTATTTTCCTCACTCACGCTAGCAGGTTTCTGTGGCGTGAAGTTGTTGATATGTTTTATTATAAAACGTCCCATAGTAATAATAATTTACTATAAATATCTGATTACTCAAAAAATACCGATTTATCGTCTATCTTTGTGAGATTTGAGACTGAAAGCTCACCGTTTGTTAGGATGATTAGTTTATCCTTGTAGGAATCCCAATCAATCAGATACTCGTTATTTGGCTTATCGTCTTCCTTTTCCTTTTCTATGAGCTTATTAAGAGCATTTATAGAGAATAGACAGCCGTTTTTAACATGCATGACCGTAGCATTGTTAATCTTCTTGATAAACTTGTCCTTATCAAAAGTCTTGAAGGTAACAAGATATTCAACCTGGTTAGTATCTATTGAATAGATGAAAACCTTGCCAAGCTTTATCTTATACTCACTCCTAAGCATTTCAAGAAAGGATAAGATTCTATTTTTCTTTACAAATGTTCCAATTATAATTCCGTTTGTGCTCATTTTATTTTATTAACTTGATATGAAATACGGTATGGCGTACTTCTTATTTCCCAAGAACCTGGAGAGTTTATTCAACCCCCTGCTGGTATTGTAGAACAGCATGTTATTTGGGTTAGAGTCCAACAAGGATAGCACCTTGTCTCGTTTTATTCCACAGTACTCAAGTACCTCTAAGGATACTCCAAGAACCTTATTGTTGTACATAGTGTACATAAGGCCATTATTTATATAAATATTTTTTCTATCGTCAGAATTGAATATATTATATAGTTTTTTTAATTTACTATACTTTAATTTCAATATATCTATATAATAATATTCTAGATTATTTAGTATATTATTACGCACGAAGGCATAGAACTTCTTCAAGTCCTGCTCAAACTCATATCGGCTTTCACTCTTCTTAAAAGTCCAGAACAACTTGTCACCAAGCTTCCTGTCAAGAATATTGTTATAACCCTCGAATGTCTTTGCGTTCTGCCATCCAATGATAAGAATAGGTTTTGTGGGGTCAGCCTCCGAATAGTCATTGACCTGCTCCACAAAACCCTCAATATCATTTAACTTTCTATCCGTAACTATATATCCTATCGTCTTCATAACACTAATTTTATGCAAAGATATATAAAAAAAGTTAAAAAAACAAATTTAGCTCAACTTATTTAGGCACACCCACTATTTAAGCATTTACCATTATAACACGTCTGTGGACGTTGGGTTGTAGATTTTCCACCTCCCTTATATCTAATAACCCAATATGTTCCTGGCTCTCGCCCTTTCTTAGCATATACGTAAGGTCCATTTTTTTGTTTATAGTCGCTTATCCATCCATATTCACTACCGCAATACATACAAATATGACCATAATAATCAAAATCATTACCCTTGGTCATACCCATAATATCACCAACCTGTGGGCTTATCCCACTAACTTGAGAAGTGTTAGTTTTTCCAGTTGCAATATATTCCCAACTTCCATCTTTTGTCATTGCTGTCACTTGTCTATAACCTCCTCCAGCTCCAGTTATAACATTAATACCTCCAGCAATAACAGCCTGTTGAACGGCGAATGCGCATATATGAAGAGATTCTTTCTTTGATGCGCATATAAGCCACTCTGCTGCTTTCTTAGCATTCCAATTGTTAATCATACCGCCTTCGTTTATTTTAGTTCCAGCATTTGGATTATAATTCACACTAGAAGCGCCATTAGAACCATCATTAGTATTACACGTAGGGCATTCTCCTGGTATATAATCTTTTAACATTTCCTGTTTTCCTCTAAACTGAGGTACTTCCTTAACCAGTATATTGTTATTAACTGGGTCTGGATACCTCTTAGCTATAGCCCTAAGGAACTTCTCATTAATCTGTGTTGGGTCGCTAGGAATGTCAGTTACACTCTTTTGGGTGTCACTTTTTTTCAAGATGAATATCGACCTATTGGCTATCTTAGGGTTCTCAGCCACAGTAGCCACGATTGCAAGAGGCTCTTCATTAGGCGCGTTGTTGTAATACCAGATTAGATTCTGGACATACTGATAGTAACCATTTAGAATAATATCGAAAACGTTTCCAAGTTTATCTCTCTTTCCGTCTTTCTGTTTAAACATTATTAAACCGCCATCCTTGTAGGTAGGGTCAAGGTTGACCGACGTAGAAGGTGATGACCATGCTGAATCCTGTACTGCCTTGAAGAACAACTCTGGGAAGTTCTTTGTGTTATGCTGTGGGTCTGTTGACACTGGTTTTTTACCATTTTGTTTATATGACTTATATACTTCTTCAGCTTTATCAAGTCTTATCTTTACATCTAATGGGTCATACGCTGGATTTTCATATCCTATATACGATTTCCCATCAGCTTCATTACAAAAAATGTGAGCAGCATCCCTAGGATTGGTAGCACCAGTAAGTTTTTTCCAAAGATTTTTCTCCTTTGGGTTGATATTATCCCTAAGTGATTTAATTACAAACTGGCACTGATATTCAGCACTCTTATCCTTTAAACGCTCCTTTACAGTATTGGCAGTGCTAGGAATATAGTGTGATTTATAGTTTCCATGACCATAGTTCTTATAATCGTTATCGAGCATCTGATGTAATGTGAAATATCTATCATTCCACTGACAAAGGCCAGCTGATACGTAGTCTCCGTCGTTTTCCTTAACTTTTTGCGGGTTATAACTACTTTCTCTAAACATATTTCCAACAATACCAGCAGCAACAATCTTTTTCTTGTTTTCATCTGTTATTTCTGGTATATACCCCATAAGTATTGTCATTAATTTATTAGCCTTTTCAACTTCGTCGCCACTCATAGTAACACCATCGTTATTAGATACTGGGAATATCTTGTATGGGCAGTCGTTGTTAACGTCAGCCTTGCTGCTGCTATCGTTGCTTGATGAACCAGTATCGTCAGTGTTCTCGTCAGTTTCATCAGTGAATATATTCTCAATAAGCCTGTTGGATACATTAGCCATCCTGCATCCTACAATCTCAGTGGTCATATCTCCAGGTCTCATCCTGTGAGTTACCTTCATAATCATGTAAGAACCTCTGAACATTGGTATATTCAGAAGAACAAAGTACATAAGTGGCTGTATCCATGCACAACCCATCATTTCCACTCTACAGGTGTATGATTGGTTTGTATAGATATCGTACAAGTCCTGTGAGGTTGAAATCTTGCTCTGCTCGTTTCTGCTTGCTCCAAGTATGGAGTGCTTTGCAATAATAGCCTGCTGGGTCATTATAGGATTCTGCATGTCAACACTCACGTCCTTGAAATAGCTCTGATACTGTCTTCCATAAGATACTCCGAACGCTGGTATCTTGTAGTATGTACTAGGCTCTGATGATTCGTCGTCAGAACTACCCCTAGACCTAATTGCAAGTGGTGTCTCCAGTTCATCGTTAAGCATGAATCCATCGTCATTGAACTCACTGTTTGATACATTGAGGTTCTTTGATGCCGCATAGGTGTACACAACAACGAAATCTGGGTGTTTCTTAGGTGTTCCCATCTTCATGTAAGAAATAGGATGGAACAAGTCCTCCATACCCTTTGAAAGGTCTCTGAAGTTCTGTATACACTTCATCATACACCTATGCTCGGCATATACCTCAGCTAGGAAGTTGAACAACATCACATTAACATCACTGTATGTCATTGAAAGCATTATCTTGTCAGCCAGCTTCAGTGGGTTTATGAGCAACTTGTTTCCTACCTTGTTGTAGTATGAATCAATGAAGTGGAATAGGTGTCCTGTTGACTCGCTTGTTTCACCACTAGTTCCTCCACTTTCAGTGAAGAACGTCTCATAATTCCATTCTCTCTTGTCAGTGGTTGGAATCCACTTATCGAATACCTGTTTCAAGTACCTGTACAACTCGATTTTCATATCCTCGGTTGTCTGTGAAGGGTCTTTTGCAATGGTAGTAGCATTATTGGTAGCCTCCTGTGGCTGTCCGATGCTAAGTAACTCCCTAAGCTTTGTCAAGAATGAATCAAGGTAAACCTCTACCTGCGTCTTATCAAGCTTGAATGCAGCCCTTGACAATGAAGTACCGTCTCCAGCATCAACAGAGGCGTTTACGTTGCCTCTCACGAACATTATTGGTGACATAAGGTCAGTTGTAAGGCTTTTTACAACTGAAGAATCCTGGTTAAGCAGTGCCCTGTTTATTCCTGTTGCTTTAAAGGTTGACACATAGCAGTTAGGGCTACCGAACTTAAGTACATTCTTATCCTTATCGTTTCTTATTGTCAAGTATTTTGAAATGGTATTGTAATTCCTGTTGCTCCATTCAAGGAAGTATCTGACAAGCTTTATCCTTGCCAACGGATTAAGTCTATTCAAGAAAGGAGTCATCTTTGTCTCAAATGCAGCTGAAACAGGCAATTTCTTCCTTATATTCTCGAATATCTTTCCATACTTGTCTGTAAACTGCAATCCTATACCGTTTGCAGATGAATGTGCTGCAAGTACAGCACCAATCTGTAGTACAAGAAGCTTAGGCACATTACAGAATGTCTTATCTTCACCGAAGTTGTTACCTTCGTAGTCGAAGCAGTCAAGACCCATCAAGAAGAATGCTGTCTTAACGTTTGCTGAAGTGTATGTATGGGTACTTGTATTCCACCCCCCAAGAAGATAGTAGTCGTCAGTTAAGAACAATGAGTAGTTCTTATCAATCTCATATATTTCTTCTTTTTCATTGATTTTTTTCTTCTTGAAACCAAACACCTCGGTTATAGTACCATTATTCACAGTACCATTACCAATGTCAAGGTTAAAGTAGCTCTCAAGCTCCTGGTCTCCACTAAGGTATGTAGTTCCATTTTCTGCCTTTTCCCCAACATACAAAGGTTTTCCAGGCTCTATATTCTTGTCAGTTGTCACATTGTCTCCACGATATGTTTCTGGCAATTTCGCATTGAATGATGACAAGAAATCACTTGATGTATTGAACAGTTCCTTATATACGCTTGGGCTAAGCGTAGAGGCACTTAGCAACGTTCCAGCTATCTGCTTGTACGCATCTGAACCATTTGCAGCCGCATTCTCAAGTGTAGCCTTTATGTAGTTCGCACGACTTGAGATATACACAGTATTGAACATATTTGACTTTCTACTTTTCAAGAACTTTCCAAGTATAGCATTATGGTCTCTCAACCTGCTTGCTGCTATATTGTTGTTCTCTACCTCAACCTGGTCTCCATCGAATACCTTCAATGTGTTCTCCATGTTGTAGAAAGACATATTTTGTAATGGATACAGGAAAATCTTCTCTGCCTTATGTGATGTTGAATATCTCTCAAGCCAGAACCCATTTGCCTCATTGAACAATGGTTGCTTACTACCTTCCTTATACCAAGGCATCTTCTCGTTTGGAGTTGATGTAACAATGTCAATAATCTTCTTACCAGTGTTTATTGCACCATTCTCTCCAATCTCTTTCATAAGGTTTACGTTTGTAATCCTAACGAGATTGTAGAAATTCTCAGCTTCAGTCTCAGCTATCTCCTTAATCTTAGATGTCCAGTTTGTAGTATATTCCTTTCTAAATGAATTGATTGCAAGAATGTCAAACATTCTCATGCATATTTTTCCAGCGAACGCATATCTGTCGTTGGATATATCGCTTTCTGTTCCATAAGGATTTGAATCAAGGAAGAAATCAAATGCTGCAAGAGGGAATTTGACAACACAAGTACCCTCTTCTCTTTCTGCAATATCCCTGTTTTGTTCCCTAACCGTCGCATTCATCTGGTCTTCCAGCTTTTTAATCATTGCAACGGCATTGAACAGACCGTTTATCATATCAACCTCCTTAAATCCTATACCCTTGTTGAAGTTACCAACCCAGGCATCCTCTCTCTTGGTAATACCATCACTGTCTGTAATAAGTTTTGTCACACGTGGGAATGGAGGAATATATTTAACATTTGAGTTAACGTCACAGCAATCACCGTCATCACCAACAGATATTCCAAGGTCGGTAGCCGTCCTTGTCTTAGTCTGTTCGATAACGTCATACATCATAGCCATAAGGGTCTCCAAGTGAGCCATCACAATCTTTGTGAAGTTCTCAATGCTAGGATACCACCCCATCTTAGCAAACATATACCTGTTGTGCTCCTTTAACTTTTTCTCTCTTAACTTCCTGTCGTATGTCTTATTTGAGTCCTCTATGAGGGCATTAATTCTTCTCTTTACATCGCTGTAATCCACCTCGATTACGAATGCGTCGATATACTGGTGTACACCGTCGTCATATATTTTCCTAAGTCTCCTTGTTCTGTCCTTCTCATTGAATATCACCTTGATGGTTTCTTCTCTAGGAAGCACATTGTCACGATGGAATCCCTCAAATACAATCTCCTTCTTCCTGTCGTTATACCACAGCTCATTGAAGGTCTTAACCTTTGTATACTGGCTGAAGTCCTTACTTACGTTTGTAAGCTTCCTGTAGGACTCACTTGATGAATTGTATTTCTCAATGGCATTATAAAGGTCTATATTCGTCTGTTTGAAGTCATTGTCGTACTGTAAGTACTCATCAGCAAGGTTGTCACCTGTAATATTCTTTCCATTAGTGAGAATGACAATTCTCTCATATTCTTTATCGTTGTTTTCTCCACCGAATACAAAAGCAAAATCCTTTCCGTATTTCTTTGATGCAAGTTCGTAAAGCTTTGAATACCAGCTCCTATAGAGTCTCTTGAGTTCATCCAACTGTCCTATTTCAAGTTCATGGCCCATTTCCTCGTCATCAACAGTAGTAACCTGCTGGTCTGTATCTGATTCGTTCATAATGGTCTTGAAATACTGTCTAATCTCATAGAGCTTAGGCATATTCACCATGTCCTGTCCAGACTTGTCTGGTAGTTTGAATCTACCGTTATTTACGTTGTCATTCCAATATTTAGCTCCTATATAGTCTGAATAAGGTGCTGCAAGCAAGGCATCAAATGATATATCAGACATGAAAGAGTAGGCGAAGCCAATAAACTTCGCTGTAACGTCAAAGTCACCAGTCCTGGAGTTAAATGCAGCGTCAAAGTGCTGACACATGACCTCATACGAAACTGGTCTTCCATAGAATCCCTTCACATGAACGGTAAACTTAGGAAGAGGCAAAACAAAGAATGCATGGAAGAATGACTGGGCGATATTACCCTGGTCAAATCCCCTAATTCCATTGAATGATTGGTTATTATTAAGCTCCGTTGGCTGGAACAATGACATACCCCTAACATCAGTGAACTTAATCGTGATGATAGGGACACAGGCATTGTTGTACTCGATGTCAAGTGACTTAATACCAATCATTTCAGTAGTACCATAGTCAACAAGGTCTGTAACGAACATATCGGCATACTTGCTGGTCAACATGTTAGGAGAACCTGCAACCTGCATCTTGCTTCCACTCATAAAGCTAACCCTGTCCTCTTCTCCGTTACCCTTGCTCCTATATGACATTATTATAACGTTGTTCTCCTTGGTATTCTCACGAACAGCATCCTCCCTGCTGGATAGCTCAACCTCAATATCGAGTGCTATACAGTAGTCTTCAAGGTTTGGTGCTCTATCATAGAATCCGTCACCAGCTATAACGCCTTTATCAAAGGTATTAACGTCATTTGGTTCTACATACGCAACACTTGAATGGTGTTTTGGCATATATTTTTACTTAATTTAATCCGTATAATTTATCGTATTTTTCTATTTCATCCTCATAGCCCTGTATGGCTACGTCAAGAGGGTATGGTATCCTCAGCTTCGCATTGTCATCTATCATAAACTCCAAAGACCCTTGCTCTGGATTAGCCTGTAGTATTAGCCATCCATAGTTAGGGTCGTTGTAGTACTGGTAAGACAATAGGTCTAACCTAGTCTTACCAGCTTCATAAAATACGAAACAGTCCGTAGACCTCTTAGGTATGGCTATGAACGGTATGTTTTTATAAGCACCGTCCACTATAAACGAATTGTATCTACTGTGATTCATAATGAATTAATTTTAAAAGTCTTCAAGTCCAACACCGTCTCTATCGATGTTTTCGTTAACCTGGTCTCCGACAATACCAATTCTCTTCCTAACTCCATAAGGATTTGGATATGTGAACGGCTTGTATTTAACCTCTCTACCGTCACCGTTGTCACTGTATAAGACTCTTTCAGCACGGTTATCATATACACTGGCGTTAGCGTAGTAGTTAAACGAAACAGCATTCTGAAGTCTTGAGATAGGTCCTGCCAAATCGCTTCCTCCAAGGAATGTGAATGACATACTCACCTTTGCGAACATAGGCATCACACCTATACCTTCTGGGTTCAAATCCCACTGTGCATTCTCATACTGTATGTTGATGCTGTTTATGATAATCTTCGTATAATAGAAGTCACCAAGCCTCAATACACATATTGGTGGTCTACCAAATGCCAAGTTATATGCGGTCTTTGCGTGATAATCACTGTTACCAATGGTAGGTCCTTGTCTAGTACACTGCTGCAAGAACGTAAGCCTTGCATTGAATCCCTCTGGGGATATTGAATGGAATGCTGGGTCAAAGTACTTAATCTTCTCACTTATCAAGTGGTGCATGAATGGAGCATTTCTCTCAAGCAACTCGAAGAACTCACCCTCATTGTCATACCTCTTAACTGTACTCTTACCGACAACAATACCCTCTTGCCTATATGAATCGTCATATTCAGTTGACGCAGTATTGAGATAATCTTTTCCAGTTATTTTTGCAGCATCTTCCATTGTGAAAGTAAACTCGTTAACCTTCTTAGGTACTTTTACCTCTTTGATACTTCCATCTTGCATTCTTATATATTCAGTTGCAGTATAACCAGTTCTAAGTATGGCTCTTCCTTCTTCAGTGTTATGCAACCAATCCCTTGCACTATTCACAGCACCAGATGAAACCTCCTTTGACTGGTTGATAGCACCAACGGTATTAACCTGGTCAAGGTATCCCTTTCCGTCATCTGACATCACTGGATTACCATTTGAATCAGTTTGTGCTGCTGTATCCTTCTGCTGTGCTGGGTCTGTCGCAGTTTCTTCATACTCAACAACCATTGAAGCACTTCTCCAAAGCTTTGTTATTGGGTCGTTTACGTCGTTCTTGTTGCCACTGCTCTGAACACCATTCTTGAACTCTATTGTCGCATTTTCAAGTCCTGGGAAATTGTTTTTTTCAAGCCATTTCTTGAACGTCAACGCTCTGTTCTTTGCAAGCTTATTGTTTCTGGTTGCATTGACTTGTGCAGATACGTTGTTACCCTGTACAGAAGCATGCCCGTAGAATGTAATCTTCGTTATCTTACAAGTTCCATCTTTTTCAATAATTTTCTTGATTATTTCAACATTCTTCTCATTATATAAGCCACTAAGAAGTGATTCTGACTTACCACCCCCCTCAAGCGCCATATACATATCAGTCAAACTAACAAGGGTTTTGTTATCGCCTTCAACGGAAATAGCAAATTCAGATTTCAGTTTATCTGTCCTTGAATCATATCCCACACTATTATACTGATAACTTACCGTATCAAGGTAGTTTATCTGTCCAGATTTACTGTCCTTAAGTGTAAGCTTCTGATTTTCAGTATCTTTATCTACTCTATAGTACCAACGCTTCCTGTACCATTCATATGGTGATTTCTTGGTATATCTAGCATTTTTTGCATATGCCATTGGTGCTGCTTCACTACCTATCTGTTTTGCCAAATCTTCAAGACTTCCATTGTAAGACGCACTTATTCTAGTTCCATCCTCTGTTGTTAGGTACTGTCCTTTTCTTTGTTTTGACTGTGTGTCAGCATATGTGCCACTTATTACACTATAATTAGAGCTAAGAACACCAGTAGCCACTGATATACCATTTTCTCTCATTTCATATCCACCAAAATCACCACCTTGGTTGACAAGTGGAGCTGCTGTCATGTCAACAGGAAAGTCAGCAGCATCTTTATTACTGTTAATGTATTTCTGCGTACCAATACCATTCAAAAGGTAGTGTATAGCATTAACCGTAGTATTAGAACCATTTGGTGTATCGTCTACACCACTATAGTTGTTTGGATAGTAAACCAAACAATACAGCACTTTCTTCTCTGGTTTTGCCTCCTCTGGTTCTGTTGGATTTGGCTCTGGTGCTTGTGGCGGCTTGTTACCTGGCAATTCCTGTACAACCTCTGGTGTCTTGTTTCTAACCCAATACTCCTGTGGTTTTGCTGACAATACCTCGCAGCCTGCGAAGAATCTAAGAAGTGTATTCTCCTGGTTATTTATGTTGTCAACACCACCGTTATTTCCATAGTCAAGATGTATACCCTGGTTTTCCATTCCATTTCTTTCACTACCAGTCCAATAGTCAAGTATTGAAGGATGGTCAATAAGAAGTGTGAATGACAAGTTACCTGTTCTCTCAGTATTGGTGTATGTATATATATTTTCTCCTCTTCCGATGAACTCGTTTGAGTTCCACTTAACTTTCACGTCCTCATTGAATGTAAGGTCATAAGGTGGAAACCACATTATACGTCCACCAAGCGGTCCTTTCTGCTCTGCTGATAGACCATAGGCATCAAACTCGTCTGGTTTATTTTTCTCATCACGCCATGCAAGGTTCTCGATAGAGAACATACATTTCTTTGTAGATATTGAACGTCTTTCCTTATCATCTGCCTTATGCTCGAAATAGTCCTTAATTTTAGCAGTAGGAGCAATATTGACGAATCCGTTCTCATAGTTAAGAACACCATATCTGTCAAGTCTCTTGCTACCTCCTTCAAAGCCATAGTTCTTACTGTCTAATGTTCTGAATCCAACTCCATTTTCAGTATCTTCCAAACTCTCAAGCTCTTCTGCTGTGTGCGCAAGGCCAAAAGGTCTTATAGCTCTCTCCATTGAATTATATTGGTGATGGTAAGTCCATACACGACAGTATGGGTTGTTGTATCCATTTGGCTCGTCTGGCTTAACCTTCAGAAGGTTTCTACCATGAGACATGCCATACTTCTTGGTATTGGCTGTCTGTGTAGGGTCGTTCTGTGACTTCGAATCCTCATGATTTGTGTGGAATCTGGCTATAAGTGTCCTGTATTGTCCTGCCTTGAAGCTTTCATTGGTTTTTCTAATCAAGTCACAGGACATCAAGTTTTCAAAACTCTTTACAATCTGGTTACTTGCTGTACCAAGATTACCATCTGCATTGATAATTTGCTTGTTGTTTACCTCATCATCGTTAGACTCAGCATAGAATATACCAGTATAGTCATTTTTCGTATCCTGGAGCTTAAAGTCTGGCATCCACCTGTCAAGAAGGTTTTTAGGGTCGAAGTAAGGGTCTGCAAACTTAACAGTAGGCCTTTCCTTGTAGAAGGTAAACTTAGGACATCCATAGTTACCCCCTCCATACATCATGCTTGCAACACTGTAGCCCTGCTGGTAATTTCTTCTAACGTGGTCAAAGATGAACACGTAGTCTTTACCAAGCAAGCTTATAGGCTCACGTCCAAGAGACTGTATAATATACATCAAGTCCTCATACGAGTCATTCATTCCAATAGTCCTTGATATGAAGTCGTTATTGGATAGAATATCGGAAACACCGTTCTTTACAGCATTTCCGATTGACTTGAAATAGTTTGAAACACCACTAGTCATGTATAAAATATAATTTATTTTTGTCTTATTTAAAGATTATTATGAGGTTAATCTTCCCATTGTTGTTGACTGTGATGGCATACCACGCATGTATGCTGTATCCATCATGATTCTACCACCGTTAATGTCAGATGCCATAGACTCTCTGATTACATCCTTGAGTGCTGATACAAACGATACGTCGCTAAGTAGACTCCTTACATCGATGTTCTGTGAGCTATTGCCTCCGTCAAGCTTAATTGTACCGCTGATGTTTACATTAAAGTCCTTTATCTTAACTTCTCCAGTCATTCCATTTGACTGGTTATTAGTTGGTACATATATGTTCTCTTTACCTCCAACTGGTTTTGCTGTTATCTCTGTTGATATTGCCTGTATACTTCTCTGTGTATCTGGCATAACAGAGCTTATACCATTGTTGGTAGCAACATAACTGGTAACACCAAGAGCGCCCTTCAAATCTTGAACTGCTGACAAGAAGTCCCACTGGTTCTTCACTGGAACAATAGCCTCTCCACTGTTTAGTCTGGTTTTGACCTTATCACCAACAAGGCTTCTTCCACCAACATATCCTCCTATTGCATGTGGTTCTTCATCAAGTGTTGCCTTACTACCTTGTATACTCTCAGCAGCAGCTCTAGCACCCTTTCCTGCAAAGTATCCTGCGATACCTCCACCAAGTGCAGCACCTATGGCAGTACCTACACCAGGAGCAATTGCAGTACCTATAGCACCACCAATCCAAGCACCAAGGCTTCCTCCACCGATTGCTCCTCCAGCAGATGCAAGGTCATTGTTTTTACCCTTTTCGAGTCTTTCGATTTCAGCCTTCTTCTGTGCCTCTGTCTTTGTCTTATCTTCTTCAATAGCTGATTTCTTAGATGAGAAGTCAAACAGTGTAGAACCGATATCCAATGCAGCAAGTGCTGTTCCTACACCAGCAACACCCTTCAGACCTCCTCTGAATCCACGTGAATTTCTCCAAAGTGTCTTGAGGCCTCTGAAACCCTTGGTGAGTCCATTCTTGCCTCTCATACTGAGCTTAGCATCGTTCTTAGCCTGCTTCCATGTACGGTTCTTATACTTACTATTACCTGCGGCTGCGGCACTGCTAGCACCACCTCCTCCACCAGCTCCGAATAAGGCTCTAAGACCCTTAAGGATTGGATTGAAGAACATAGCACCAAGAAGGATTCCCCAGTTTTGCGTCAAGAATTTTGTCACCCATGATGCAAAGTTAATGAAACCCTTAACAAACTCCATAACCTTACTTACATTCTCTGGCTTCAAGGCAGTTGTCATCAACTTCTCGAAGTTAGAAGCAATTGCTGGGGCATGAGCCATCAACGTCCTACCCATTTCCCCAATAAAGTTCTGTATTTCTGGAAGGTGTCTTGTTACAGCCTCTGCTATATGTCCAGAGAATGCTGTTTTGATACCTTCTATCTGCTCATTGATTGAAATAAGGGTTGTAGCCTGCTGTTCCATCAACTGCCTGTCATCCATTCTACCGAACTGCTCAAGTTCCTCAAGCAGCTTAGGTGGAATTTGACCGCCAGATATATCCTGTGGTTTACCATTCATATCGTTTATCATGAGTTTTCCATCCTTAACATAGGACTTATTCATGATAAGGTCACGCTGTTCTTCATTAAGATTTCCGAATCTGCTTCCAAACTTAGATTCCTTGTACTTCATTTCAGCCTGTTTCTTGGCAATTCTGGTAGCTTCTCCAACGTCGAGTCCCATTGCATCTGCAATACCTCTAACGAAGTCCATACTCATACCATTAACCTTAGACATTCCAGTTTTCTCATCGAACTGAGCATATCCACCAAGCATCTTGGTCATTCTCTCAGTGAACGCCTCTGGGTCATAATTAGCCTCGTATGACATGTCTAGTGCGTTACCGCCAAAAGCGCCAGCAGCACCTCCAAGCATTGAAAGCTTAGCAGCATTCTCTATTGAATCCTGCAAGTTCATAAACTTGTTTGCTGCATTTTCTACAGACTGAAGGTTAAATCCAAGTTTCTCTGATAATGCTGTCATCTTGGTGATACCATCAACACCGTTCTTAAATGACAGCTTGTTTGCCATTGAAAGGTTCTGAGCTACTTTCTCACTAAATTTCTGAGCATTCAGACCTCTCTTTGCAGCAGTAGCATAGGCTTTGGAAACAGCACCTTCGACAGTTTCCAACTGTCCACCCATACCCTGCATGATTTCCTCAGTAAACCTGTTGGCTGTTTCAGGTCCAACAAGCTTATTGATTTGTATCATTCTCTCAGCATCGGCATCGGTAAGAATCATTGCCCTACCACTTGCACGTGCGAGATTTCTCTCTAACTCTTTAACAGCCTCTGATGCAATACCATACTTCTCACCAAGGTTCTTTGCCCTTGTGGTAAGAACCTCCGTGTAAGCCTGTGCTTGCTTTGCAGACATACCTACTTCCCTAGAGAAAGCAATAGCTTCCTGGTGGTACTGTAAAGCCATCTTAGCACCAGCAACAAATATGTTGGATACTAATTTAAGACCACCTGCTATACCTCCTCCAAGAAGGCTCATTATCTGACCAAGTATACCTACTATAGCGTGCATATTACATCAAATTTTTATATAAATAGATGCTTTTATAATTTTTTAACACTAATAATTTGGATATTCCAATCTTTTTCCTTAACTTTGCATCGTCAAACAATTTAAACGTTACTGCAATGAGATTTTATAAGAATGTTTGGGGGATTATATGGGAGTTCAACTCCTTATGGGAATATATCCAGTTTCTCATCGGAAGAGTGATTGGAGCTGTTATTTTTGTCGTTATTGTGTACTTACTTTACAAATACTATCCGTTATGATTATCTGCGAGTCAAGATTGAAGTGCCTCTTCATGGATTATAACGAGGAGTTCTTTGAGGACACCCTCCCCATGCCAGAGATTATGATATTCCACAGTAGTAAGAACTTTGGATACTTCGAGTGCGAGTTCTGCGATGGTGAGGTCATAAACCCAGTTATCAAGATAAGTGACAGGTATAATTACAAGCCGACACAGCTTCGTGATATTCTTGTACATGAAATGCTGCATTACTACCTTGCATACACTGGTGAGGATACAAAGGTTCATCATGGTAAAGAGTTCACCCGCATGGCTAGGAGTTTAAACAGAACCTATGGTCTGCATATCACTGAGACCATTAATGGTAAAGAGTACACAAAAAACAAAGACACAAGTCTGTTTAAGCGCATTATCGGCAAATTATTCTGAAGTTCGTGATATTTATAGCAAATATCAGACTGATGAATATAAGACAAATAATATCAGAAGCAATTGACAGGGCTGTACTTGCCAGATATGCTTCAAACCTTGAGGTTGAAATGGGTAGGATTGATAACATGGACTTATCAACCATAAACCCACTTTCATTCAAATACGTTAGCGCATTGTATGTCTATGCGTCCGATATCGTATATGCCATAAGGTCTAATAGAATAATGCCCCCAAGAAACTCGTCTCCAAGACCAGCTTCTACGAACAGTAATAGCATCTATGGTCCTAACTATAATGCCTACGAGAGGGACAGCTTCAAGAGCCAGGCTGCTAATTTTGTAAAGAATGCTCCAACACAGGTTGGAAACTTCATGAACGATATAGGTATCCAGGGAACAGGTCTCATGAATGGTGTTTGGCAAACGGCAGTAGATACAACGCAGGACTACTACACCAAGAACAAATGGAATAAGGATATGCAACAGACACAGGCGCAGGCTGCTGCCCAGAATAAGTCACCAAGACGTGTGACAAAGAGGAAACCTTCTGGTGCTGACTTAACAACGCTGTGCGGGTCATTTCAGAACTACAAGAATGAGTATGGCCTCACAAACAGCAGAACTGGTAATGAACTAGCAAGGATAAGACCAGTAACAGATATTATTACAATAATAGAAAACATAAAAAATGCACTAAGAACCACTTAGTGCATTTCTTTTTTATTCAAATACTTCATCACCAGTAACACCCTGGCTCATATTTGTAAACATATTTATATCCGATGAAGAACTTGAGTTTTCCATTGCTGCTGCTCTAGCCTCCATGTGTTCGTTGTACTTGTGTATGTAGTACTTCCTGTCACGTATAGGCATATTCTCAAGCACGTCAAATGGTATCTTCACGTACATATGGCAAGCGAATAACTCATCTTTAAGGTTCTGTTCATATGTCGGATATATTGAGGAAAACAGAATCGTCCCAATTAAGAAAGGTTTTAAATGAGCCACCTCCAAGGCTCTCTGGTCTCTGTACCTCGATGTCAAAGTCTATTCCAGGCTTATTCTCATTGATATACCTTCTCAACATGAGTGAATCACGTGCTGGCATTGAATTGATATACTTTCTGATATAATCCCTGTCAGTATTGCCGTTTACAGACATAATCTGGAACTGCAATGAGTTTGTGATAATCTTGTTGAACCTTGAATCGTTCTCCTTCTTAAGTTTTTCTGACCACTTCTCCATGACCTTAATGGCGTTTTTGATAACCTTCTTGTCATTATCATCAATGAATTTGTCACCAATCATGGAAGCATTAAGGGTTTCTATTTCCTCGTCAAGCATATATGCCTTAGTGCCATAGTTCTCAAGCTCATTAACCTTCTGAATCTGTTTCTCCATCTTCCTGGTAAGGTATCTGAACTTAATCTTATCCTTCTTCAATGGTGTCTCGTACTCAAACCATCCATTTTCATCGCCAATAAGCTTAAAGTCCTTCGGCTTAAGTGTGGTAAGGTCGATGGTAGTCTCAATCTGCTCGCCAGACTCTGGGTCACGAACTACGATAGGGAAATCAGGTCCATAGCTAGTAGCTCTCAAGAACAATATGATTGCATCAGCATCACCGCTTACCAACTCATCAACGTTTATGTTCTTGTTTACAATCTTATTCTTCAGAAGGAAATCGATTACGAGTCCGTCCTTATACAGATTTGGCGACGTAATGATATTCTCATCATACGCAGTAAGATAAGCAACAGGCACTCTGTCAAGCTTGCTCTTGTAACACTGTCCGTTACTTGGTAACTGGATAACGTCATACTGTACATTTGATTCAATATCGCTGAATGTGGACTCAGTGCTTACCACAGACTCACTTGGTGTCAAGTCGTATTCCTCTTGCTTAACCTCCGCAACCTTTGTCTCTTGAGGGGTCTCAACAATCTCCTTCTCAGCCTCCCTCTCGTTAAGAATGTCGAATATCGACATGTCTGTATCGCCGAAAAGGTCATTTGACTTGGCTATTGGTTTCGTGGCAGTATACTGCTGAGGATTGTCAAGGGCAGTAGGGTCTATTGAGTTTATGTGGTCAATAACCTCCTGCTGGGCACGAACAATCTGGTCAATCTTCTTTCCTCTTTCCTTCGTCTCCTTCTTTGTCTTTTCCAACATTTCATTATTTGCAAGGAGAATCTTTATCTGGCTCTCCTGCTCCTCTGTTAGTTTCTTCTTGTTTGCCATAACTATATCTTCTCATTATTTTATTTTTCCTTCAAGTCTTCCAATCAGACCCTCAACCTTAATAACCCTGTTTTCAACATTATCCATGCGCGTTGAAAGACGGTTAATCATGTTCTGAATCTCTTCCATGTGCTTATGGAGTTTATCGAACTCTTTCTTAAAGTCTGATTCCTCCATGAAACTTCCCTTAACCATAGCTTATATCTTATCAATTAAACTTATTTTCTCAACATAGACAATGAGAGTGCCACCACCTAAATCATCCATAATCTTACAGTTTTCCAGGATTGCATAGATATCCTCGTTTGCCTTATTCTTGAAATGCATCTTAACGTTTCTCTTAGGCTGCTTTGATGCTACCCAGGCATCGCCAGCCTTACCCCTGTAGCTTTCAATTTTCTTATGCTCCTTGCTCCATATGGAATACTCAGTCTCGAAATCCTCCTCCGACGTATCCATGTCAAGCTCCAACATTTCAATAAAGTCACCCTGGGTTGCAAACTTCTGGATAATACCATCTACACTCTCATCCTCTCCGTCTTCATTGTAGAGACTAGCCTCACATGATGAATAAGCCACTTTATCTTCCTTCTGCTGGGTGTTTGCACCGAACTTGTACATCTTACCATCTGAGCCTGTAAAAACGCCCCTAGAGCCATTTTTGTACTGATACATGGTATTCTCTACAATGTCCTTATTCCTCATGTAGTCATCATACACGGCATTGGTATACTCACCCTCTCCATAGTATGACTCATCAGCGTCGAACTCTCCGTCATTATAATCGTAATACGGTAAATATAGCGTAACCTTCATATCTGTAAAGTTTATGAATAAATATGTGGATTTTTATTTTATTTTATTCTTATGCCTTTTATTCTTATTTTCTAAGAGAGACATTTTTGTCTGCTGTAGGCCTAGAATCTTCTTAAGCTCATTCAATACCTGTATTGGCTTCTCACGTATATCTTTCTCCCAAATTCTGATTATTGGTATACCATGAGCAAGTGCCCACCTATTCTTGTACTCATCGATTCTCTTATTTCTCATCTGCATTGGATTAAGTTTATTCTCGCCAACAACCCTTGGGTCTGCATGATAATATCCACCATCAATTTCAATCAACAGATTATGCTCTGGAAGATAAAAGTCATAGAATCTGCCAATATCCTTAGCTTCAAACTGCCACACAAATTTCACCCCAAGTTTAACCAGAAAGTCTCTTGCGAAGTCTTCTTCTAACTTGGATGTACCGAACTTGGGGTGATGCCACTTTTGTTTCGGCTTTATTGTCTTCTTTTTTGTTAACGGTTTCTTCTTAATTGGCTGTTTCATAGCTTACACCATCAAACTTTATTTGAAGCATTATCTGACTAGGGTCTGTCTTTGCATATTCAAGTGAATTTCTAAAATAGCCTTCTATCTCACAACCCACATACTTTTCCTTGTAGACTATAGCACCATTTTGGTTAATACGCTTGATTATCATGGTGAACTTTCTTCCAACGTTACCCTCTATGACAGACAGAATAGGGTATCTCCTTCCAAAGATAGTAGTAATGAAATCGTTTATCGCAATTTCAATCTTATCCTTGCCAAGGAAAGTAACAAACTGTACCATATCGCTTGGAATATTAAGGTCGTCAAGCTCTACAACGAATCCAGAAGTAAACAGTATATCATGGATATTTGTATTCGCAATAGCCGCATCAAGGTTAACTGGTTTCGCCTCATTACTCTTGGCAATGTTATCATACAAACCATAGTTATGGTGGCATGTACAGGTAGAAGAACCACAACAGCCGCTATTCTTCTTGATATCATCGAACATACTTGCAGTAGCAGCCTTAGTACTAAACATAGCTTCCTTCCTCAATTCCTCAATCTCCTTAATTGTGTCGTTTATTTCAGCCTTTATCATTTCCAATGTCTTTCCAGATACATCGTTTTTTCTAAACATTTCGTGAAGAGTATTCATCAACATCTTATGCTCGTTAATCTTCATTTCCAATCTTTTCTCTACGCTTAACATATTCTTAAATCTTTTACGCTTTATTATTGCCATTATATTGTGTTATATTTTAAATTATATTTATTTTCTGTGATAACCACATCTACTGCACCAACTCTTTTAAAGTTATGAATAAAAAAAATGTTTGTTAATCTTTCAGCCAGAAAAGCACCTATTCTTCCCTGGTATTCAAGAGTATCGTTTTGTGGCATACCATCTATGTGTTTAAAATATTTATCTTGGTTTTCCATTACTCTCGCTTCTATGTCATTTCCAACAATGTCTATATAGGCATCAAGAACGTTTTTTATAAATTCTACATATTTCTTGAAATCTTCCCTCTTCACGATAAACATGTTATAGGCAAACATAGTATTTCCTTCTAGGAATCTCTCTAGTGTTGGATAATAGTCGGAGAATTTCTCCTTTATAATCTTTTCAACGATTTCAAGGTCTTCTATATTATGATAGTAACTGTATTGTTCTCTGACATTACCATTAAACCGTATAGGCTTTATTACTAGTGCGTCTGCATCTTTCAGAACTTCACTTATCTTAGGTACTTTATTCATGAACGCAAAATACCTTCTGTAATGACAAAAACCAACATAAGGAGGTAAGTCTTCGTATTCAGCTATATTGTAGTATGTAAGAATCTCAGAATAGAATTTATCATCAAGCCCCTTATGTTCCTTTATCTTGTTCTTTCTATTATCGACAATCTGATATGCTTTATTATGAACTGGAGGGCCAAAATCCTTATGAGTGCATATAAATATTCTTAAATTATCTTTTGGTTTATCATCATAAAATTTAAATCCATTCTCCTCAAGATATTTCTTCTTTTCTGGTGTCATATCATTTATCTTGAAGAACTCATTTATCGGAACAATCTTCATATAGTTAGCATGTGTTCTATCACCAAGGCCCCTCACCATCTTACCGTGTATAAACTCATCAATGGTCTTTGTGCTAAAATGCTTCAGATATGCATTCTCAAACGTATATGGCGTAAATGGAGAACTGTTATTAATAGCAACACCATCAGCATTACATATCTTCTTGGTGATGATTGGAACGTGTGGATTCCATCCTATCTCAAAGTTATCAGTCTTACACTTCACAATGGACTTTGTATGGTTATTCTGTGGGAAGTTGAACCCTACCTTTTTATCGTAGTCCATAGGGGTCTTAAGCCTCTCGTTGACTGGTCTTCCGTCGTTCTCAATCATGTTATTATCAGTGTAAATCATCCAGTTAACCTTCACACAGTCGAAATCACCCTTCGTATTAACCCACTCAAGATACTCTTGTATGGTAGAATGGTTCTTTAAGACCAGGAACTCATCAAAGTCGAAGAACGCAACCCAGTCATAGTCATTGGCGTACTTGTATCTGGTATAGCAATCAGAATAAGCCCTCATCTGTACATTCTCCATGTTCCTGTATGGTATTACCTCCACCAGCTTCTCATCGATATACGATTGAAGAACTTCCTCGAAGTGTTCCTCCCCCATGTGGTTGTTGTCATATATGGTAATCTTGTCAAACCCTAGCTTCTTGTACCATTCAACAAATTCAACGGCATACTGGTTCTCAAGCCTTCCGATACAGCACAATGCTACTTTCATAACGATATCTTTCCTTAAAAGATAAAAAAATAAGTGCAAGAAACAAATAGTTTCCCACACTTATTATTGTTTTTCTCGTTTTCAAAGAAATTATGTAATATTTTCAGCAAGTAGTTTTTTTATACCTTCAGAATCTTTGTTGTAGTCTGATTCCCATACTTCTATAAGATTAATGTTATGTTCTTTACAAAATATCCTAAGTTCTTCATCTTTTCTAACTTTCTCAAGCTGGTAAGGAGACAACTCCTCTCTTGTATATTTCTTAGGAATTGAATAATTTGTTTCTTTAATCCCATAAAAAAAGATATTTACCTATATTATTTATGCAAAGATATAGATAAATATCCGAAAAAACAAGAAATTGCAACAATTTCTTTAATTTTTTTATTTGATTAAGCTATAAAACACTTTATCAAAAGTCTATAATTTATTGATTATCAGACAATTAGTAGCAAAGTATTGCGTAGTCAAATCTCAAGTTTATTGAAATTGTTGCAAGGTCATCGTTGCTGTAGTCCAACTCACCGAAGTCAGCTTGTGTACACATCGTGTTCTTTAAAATCCACTTAGATACGACAACACCAGTTGGGTCAAGCATTTCAAGCTCAACATCACGCTTGTAACCAGCTGCATATCCCTGTCTACCACTTACTGACTCAGAGTGAAGACGAACCCACTCCATAACAGCCTGTGAAGCAGAAGGTCCAATTGGGTCACGAAGCGTCACCTGCATCTCGTCCCATGTATAACGTCCAACAACGTATGTCTCAGTGTTCAAGAACTGAATTGGCTTGCCTTCCTGTTTGATAGAAGGACGCTTTGCACTCTGACACCACCACTCTTGTATACCTAGGTCTGCTGGGAATCTAAGAAGCCATCTATTTTTTCTCAGTGGCTCATAGTTCAACGGCATTTTCAAAAGTAAATCTGACATAATTTTTAATATTTTTTAATCTAGATTATTATTAT